TTCACACCCGACCACGTGTGGGGAACTTGCCCGACCTCACCGCGCGTTCCGCAAACGCGATGACGCTCTTCGGGGCGACTACCCCGCCGTCAACCAGTCGCTTCGCCGCGTCGACGCGAACGCCCATCGACTCGGACTCGAGCGAGATGCCGCGAAGGATCGACCGATCGGCCTCGCGCTTGAGTGCATCCGCGTAGCTCTGATCGAGCAACGGCTCGACGGTGCAGCGGCAGCGCGGGTGTCGAGGCGGGGTCGGAAGCGGGTTCGGGTAGTAGCTCTTCTTGCCGTACGTCAGCCCGCCCGGGAATGACTCGCCAGGCTTCGCAACGCGACCGGCGTACGCGAGGCAGTGCACGCACGCGTTCCGCTCGGCGATCCACACCGTCGGCAAGCCCGCGACATCGGCGACCCGTGTCGCCCCCTCGTTGCCGCCACGGTTGATCGCGTCGGACACGCGTCGTTCGATGGCGTCGGCGTGCCCGAAGATCGGCGCGAGGTAGGTCGCCGGCTCCGCGCCCGTCTTCGCCAACGCAACCGCGGCGCCCAACGCGGAAACGCCCGCCTTGTCCAGCCCGCGGATCGGATCACGCGCACCCTTGCCCGGCACGCTTTTTGCGGTGCGCTTCGCGATCTTCGCTGCGTCGTCGCCCAGCAGCTCGAGCGCGTCAGCGCGGCCCAGCCCGAACGCGTCGGCTACGGCGGCTAGCGCGCTCGTCTCGACCTTCGGCGCGTAGAGCGCGAACAGCGCGCGGCGGATGCTGGGCGACTCCATCGCGAGCAGCAGCCGCAACTCCTTGACGGCAGCGAGCCACCCGCCGATGCGAACCGTGCCAAGCACGCGCTCCTCGAGCTCGGTGAGCTGCTGTTCCGCGCTCATCAGTTAGCCTGCGGCGCGTTAGTCATGGACGCATCTTAGCGAACGGGACCCCACTGCTGGGTAATCAACCCACCTCGGGGCGGCGGTGGAGTCGAATACGATCTGCCGTAACGCGCCGAGTGCTTGCCCGATTTGCGTTGCCAGACGCCATGCGAATGTAGATGTCATCGCCGCGGATTGTGACCACTTTGTAGAACACTCCCCCAGTCGGAAACTTGACAATGTCGTTCCGCTGAAAAACAAGCTCGGCCTGATTGGGGTTCTGATTTGTCATGACTGTAGCCTAGCACTACTTAGTGACGCGTCAAGCAACAGTCTCGGCTGGTACGTCGACGGAGACCGCCTCGCCGCGCGCGCCGGTAAGGATGGTCGGCAGCATGTCGGCGAGTTCCTCGTCGGTGATGACGCCGAGCGTCTTCGCCTGTCCGAGCTGCTGCAGCGCGGACGCGATAAGGGCAACCAGCTCGGGGGAAAAGCCGAACGTCTCGGGGAACCACTCGTCGACCTCGGACTGGGGGTACCCCTGCTCGAGCAGCGCGACCTTGAGCGGGATGCCCGCCTTGACCTTCGCCGACACGAGCTCGAGGCCGTCTTTGTCCATCGCGTTCTCGGTCGGCGCGAAATCCGCAACCACCTTGGCGTCGCGGCCCTGCACGAGCAGCACGAGACGGCCGAGCTCTTCGCTGGCACCGCCGAGCGCGCGCATGATCTTCTTCACGTGACGGTTGATCCGCCCCTCGGCACGGCGACGCGCCTCGCCGGACGGCTGCTCGCCGTTGAGGTCGAACTCGAACAGCGGCACGCCGGTGGCGACAGCCATGACGCGGACGTACCAGTCGAGGTTCTTCAAGAAGTCGTCGCTCGAGGTGGCGGCCCATTCGCCGACGCTCTTGACGCCCTTGAGAAGGGCGACCGCCCCGGGCCCGGACTTGACGGCCTTGGTCGTCGCCTTCGTCAGCCCGTCACTGTCCGCGCTCGAGGTGCCCGGGCCATCGGTTCCGAAGTCATCGTCGATGTCATCGTCGATCTCGGCCATCGGGTCCATGAGCGCGTAGCGGGCGCCGAAGCCCTGCCCGTCGACGTTCGCGAGGTTCGTCGCCGACACCTTCGTGATCGCGTCCTGCGGGCCGAACGCCTTGACGTGCACCGGCGTGCCGTACGGCTTGCTGTCCACGGCGTAGTGCACGACGAGCTGGCGACCACCCGGGTGACTGGGTCGCTCCGAGTCCTCGATGGGCGTGCCGTCAGTCGGGTCCAAGTCGTACTCGTACTGGAACTTCTTCGGGTCGAGCGTCGACTCGCCGGCGCCCGTCGCGACGAGGCGGACCGTCACGTCGTCATAGAAGACGTTCGCGTACGCGTCGCGGCCGTGACGCCACCGCTTCACGCTGTAGAGCGGGGTGCGCTGGTCCTTCGACGAGTACATCGTGATGGTCGAGAGGGGCGACGAACCGACCGCGCGGAACTCGGTGGCGTTGCCGTTGTTGTCCGTCTCGGTGATGTCGAGGATGACGTAATAGTCACCGTAGATGCCCGCCTTGCGGTGCCAGTCGTCCGACTCGTCCTCGACGTCGTTCGCGAGCCAGAACGTTTCGAGCAGCGCGGACGCTGCGGCGTCGGGCGACGTGATGGCGGTGAGCTCGATCTTGTCGAACGGGGCGTCGACGGCGATGTGCGCGAGGCTGATCGGGTGCGCCTCGGCGCTATTCTCGATGATCTTCCGCACCGTCTCGGACGACGCAACCTCGTGGCGGGTGCCGGCGTGGTACTCGAACGCGGCGACGTACCCGTCGTGCTTGTCATCCATGAGCTGGAACGCGCGGCCGAGGTCGGCTTGAATGTCGTCGAGCTTCTCCGGCGCGTTGGTCATGGACGCATCTTAGCGGATGCGGCCCCGACGCGGGCCTATGCTCGGGCGACGGTCAACAGGCCGGTGTGGTAGCCGATCGCAACGGCGTGAGCGGTCGTCTTCGCACCGAGCTTCGCCTTGAGCTGCACCGTGAAAACGTGGACCGTGTTCGGTTGCACACCCAGCTCGGCCGCGATGCTCGTCCCCGTCTCGCCGCTGGCGAGTAGCAGCAGCGTGTCGAACTGGCGCGGAGTGAGCGGGGTGCCGAACGTCCGGCCTCGTGCGTTCTTCATTGCTCGGCGGTTGGAGCGGCGCGAGACTCGTCGCGCTCACGAGTCAGGCGCATAATGCCCGCGGGAATGCTGTTATCCATGGTCATTTCTTGCTCCTATGCCGATCAACGGCGTCTGCTAAGGCCAAAGCAACCAAAAATCCACTTGCGAAGCCAGACAGCAACAGGTGCCATTCAACGGGGCTCATCTGGTCCCACTCCCAATCGCCACGACCCTGCGTTTCTGCGATTCATCAAAAGCCCGAAACAGGGCTAGCGACTTGATGAACTCACCCTTGGCCCGGTAGTGCTGAGCCCAGCCCCAGAGGTGGTCAAGGCCGTGCGCATCGTCGTGTTTCTGGTCGTAACCAATGGTGATCTGCCGTTCACGCTCTGCTGCGACTGCCTCTTCGATGAGCAAATTCAGCTCGCGATGCAGTTCTGCGATCAGCGCGTCGAGGTCGGGTCGCGTCACGGGGGCGTCGGATTCATTCGTCATGTGCCCAGCCTAGCCGCTACTTAGTGACGCGTCAAGCGTACGCGACGCTCGTCGCGCCGACGCCGCTGCGGCGCTTCTTCGTGGTCGACATGAAGTAAATGACGCCCGACGTGAACGAGTCGAGCATGTCGTCGTGCGGCGCGTTCGGGAACGACACGAGCTGCGCCTCGAGCGCTGCGAGGTCGGCGCCCTCGGCGAGTGTCACCTTGCCGCGCTGCGTGTGGTTCAGCGCCTCGGCAGCGCGTACCTCCTTCGACGCGGACTGGTGCACGGTTTTCAGCGGGATCGGTAGGTGGTGGAAGATGCCGCGCCAAAGGTCGCCGCCCTGGTTCGTCTCGACCAGCAGCAGCCCGACGTCGTAGTCGTTCACGATGTCGAGCACGCGAGCCCGCAGCTTCTCCGGGTCGAGCTTCACCTGCCACGAACCGAGGACCACGACGCGGCCTTCCGGGCGACTGAACCCGAGGACCGTGAGGCCGGTGAAGTCGCTCGTCCCCTTTGTCGTGACGGCGGGGTCGACGCTGAGAAGCCGGTGCGTGATGACCAGGCCGCTGTCGGCCGGCTCGCGCTTCAGGTCTTCGATCGTCCAGTACCCGCCCTCGCCACCGCGCGGATCGTTGGCGTAGTTCTTCAGGTAGTGCCGCGTGTGCTGCATGTCGAGCAGCATCTGTGTCGGCCACTTCTCCGGCCAAATCGACACGCGCGACCCGTCGTCCTCGGTGACGAGCGCGGGAAAGTGGCGCGCAACGATGTGCTGTTCGGCGACCCACTGCAGCTCTGGCGCGCGCGAGCCGTTGCCGTACTGCGCGACCTGATGCACCACGCTGCCTGGCATCGTCACCGTGCCGACAAGGATCACCGACGCGCGAATGTTGAGCGGGAGGATCGCAGACTGCAAAGTGTCGAGACGCTTCGCGGCCAGCGCCGGCGAGTAGTTCGACTCGTGCGGCTCGATGTCGTCCATGATAAGGAGGTCGGGTCGCGTGTTGCCGACCTTGAGCCCGAGGTTCGCCGAATCCATCCCCGATGCGGCGAACACGAAGCCGCTCTGCGCGTGGTAGAGCGACACCCGGTCAGCCTCCACCGTTCCGCGCCCCCGCGTCTTGGGCTCGCACAGCTCGGGGTAATCGGCACGAAGCAGCACGTTGCTGCCGAGCTCGGCCTTGAACGAGGCGAGCTGAGTCTCAGCCTGCGACGGGGTGTTCGCGAAAGCGGCGGCGAAGCGCTTGTGCCCGTGTGCCGCGGCCCACATCGGCAGCAGAAGAAAGTGCCAGGTCGATTTGCCCGACTCGCGCGGAGCGACCTCACTCCGGCGATCGTCCATCGGCTCCGTATCGACGCGCATCCACCGCTTCGCGGACTCGGCCCACGCAACGTGGATCGAGGAGAGGGTGATGCGGCCGTCGGCGTCGCGGAGGTGGTGACCGAGGTACACGACGGCAAACGCGAGAGGGTCGCCATACGTCGCAGCCTTCCGCCCCAGCGGCGACGCGTACGCCGGCCCGTCCCACTCGCCGTTCGGCGCCGTCGCGGCAAGCTTCGCGCGGACACGCTCGAGGGGGGTCACGAGGTGGCGGCGCTGTCCAGCTCGGCGGCGAGGCGCGCGACCTCGGCGTCGACGGCATCGGTGACGGTGACGTCGAGCTTGTGCGTCGTCGCGGCGTCGAGGCCGAGCAGCTTCGCGCGGCGCTCGCCTGTCTGCCGCATCGTCGCCAACGCGGCAAGGATGACGCGACCGTCCTGCGGCACGGCAGACGCGGGCGACTCGGCGAGCAGTTCCTCGACAGACTCGAAGCCCAACGCGTAGGCGGCCAGCATCGTCGCGCTGCGGTCGATCGGGTCGGCCAGCGCGGCGGCGACGCGGTACTGCTCTTCGAGGTCGGCGAGCTCGCGGTGCATGTAGAACTCCGGCGACTCCTGCAACGTCTCGCGCATGCGTTCCGTGTAGCCGGTGACGAGGCCCTTGAGCGTGTGCTCGCTGACGTCGTAGCCGAGGCCGCCTTGGTACGTCGGGAGGATGGAGCGCCGGCGCATTTCGCGATACGAGAGGTGGCGCGAGCGCTGCTCGTAAGCCCACTCTTGCTCGCGCATCACGCGCACGGCGATCAGCTCTCGGAAGTTCGGGGCGGCGGTCATGACTTAACCTCGCGGCCGTTCGCGTAGTACTTCGTCGTCCACTTGTAAGGGTGGCTTGCTGGGCTCCACCGCGCTGAGTCAAGAACTTGCTCGTCGCCCCGCCATCCCTGCACGTCCACAGCCTCGGCGCCCGGTTCGTTTTCGATGTACTTCTGCGCCGCTTCCAGCGTGTCGAAAATGCCGAGGCGAGTCGAGTCGCAATAGGACTCGACCTGAATGGCGAGGTAGTGAACAGCTTCGGAGGTCATGACTTGACCTCGAGCTGACCCACACTGAAACGGTACGTCGACTTCGTGCCGAAGGGCTCGACGACCGCGATACCGGGGTGGCGGTAACCGCAACGGCAAGCCACAACCACGCCTTCTCGGCCCTCGCAACAGCGGGGGTGGTCAGCGGTGGCGACCACCACGACCGTTCCGACGGCCAGCTCTTCGGGAGTCATGGTCGCATCTTACCTCTCGTACGCTTCGCGACCATCAAGCGAGGCGTGCCAGTGGGCCCACCCTGTAGAGCCATCCGGTCGCGGAACGGCTTCGAGGCTAGGGCCACACGCGCAACTTTGCGCTTCATGCGCAACGAGATCGTCAACCGGCCACGCGTGAACCTCGTCGGTGTCGTCGAGGTAACCGACGTTCCATTTGCCACTCATCGCTCGCTCATTCCACGCTTCACGACCGGCGCGAGGTGGCCGATGTGCCAGAGATCGCAGCCCTGGCAGCGGTACGCGCTCATGCCATGGCCCTTCGGCATCGACCGCAGCGCGTTGCGTGCGTGCGCTCGCTCGGCCCAGGCCGTCTTGCCCGTGGCGCACTCCGTGTAGATCGGCCCGCTCCACGGCTCGAGCCAGCCGTGCCGGGTCACAGGGCGACCCAGGGGAGAGGCGTGGGGCTGACCGCGTAAACGTGATCGCACTCCACGCAATCCGTGTACAGCGCGCCGATGTGGCGGCGATCGACGACCGCACGGTGCGACGCGCAACGGAGGATCAGGTTGCCGCAGCCGCAGCAGCGGAGGTACCAGTGCGCGGTGCTCTCACACTCGTCAATCGCACACGGCACGATGTCGTGCAGCTGCTCAGCGACGAGTAGGTCGAACGTCACGTCGGTCAGGTTGATAGTCACGGCTTATCCTTCGGTTGAGGTGCGGAACACGAGGCGAGGTGGACGCCACGTTTGAAACAGTAGGGGCACATCGGGCCGGCGTCGAGAGTCACAACGTCACCGGTGGAGGTGAATGCGTGCAACTTCTGAAAACGCGCCGAACGACTCGACAACGAACGGTGACGTCCACGTCCAGCCACACGAACACTCGAGCCCTACGCCCTCGCCGTCACGAGCAGTGATGGTCAGGTGGTGCCAGTCGAGGGTCACGAAGTCACCTCGACGAGCCACGAATACGGGATGCGGTGGAGGATCGTCGGCTGGTGCGACCACACCACGAGCGCGCAGTCGGTGCGGAGATCAGCGCCCTGCACGGTGCCGCGCCACGCCTCGGTGCCGGCAGAGGCATCGCGTCGCTTGCTGGGGCGAACCATGCCGCCGATCGCGGGGCCCTTGCGCGTGCGGTCGTAGTAGCCGACGCCCTTGCCGGAACGGTCGCGGCTACCGGAACGGTCACGGTCACCGACGTAGCTCACGACGTCGCCCCCAACGCCTCGAGCGCGGCCTTGAGCGACGACTTGGCGCCGTTGACCGTGACCTCGTGGATGCGACCGTTGTGCCACTCGGCGCGAACCTTGCACCAGCCATCGAACCAACGGTCACCGTGAGGGTCTACCCACCGCTCGCCTCGCTTCGCTCGCCTCGCCCACACGACCACCGAGTCGACGACCTCGCCGTGGTACTGCGCCGCGTCGACGGGCGGGCCCGGGTTCGGCTTCGAGTCCGGCGCGTTGACGTGCCACTTCGGCAGCGTCGTGCCGCGGGCGACCGTGACCTTGACGTCGGCGCCGGCGGCCTCGGCCTTGAGTACGAAGGCGACGGTCGTGTGGGCGCGCTCCACCTCAACGAGCCACGCGTATACAACCTCCCGTGCCGGCATCTCCGGCTCCGGGTGCACGTAGGCCTCCTCGACCTCGCGGCGGGTGAGCGGTGCTCGAGACGTTTTCATAGTGACTCCTGACTTGGTGATGACCTCGACGAGGCGGGATGGGGGGAGCTGGCGAACGGCCACGCGTGCAGCCTCTGCCGCCTCGGTGAGCGTGTGGCGCGGTGCCGGCATCCCGAGGTGCGTGTGTGCGTAGAGGGCCACAGTCAGTCCTTCTGAGCGACCAGGAGGTTGATGACGGCCGCGAAGCCGAAGAATGTTCCGAGTGCCAGGTTGTCGTCAAAGACGAGGTAGCGAAGGCACAACCCAAATGCTGCGAACGCAACGAGGGTGCAGACGACGGTCATGAGCTGGTTGAGTCGGTTCATACCCCCAGCATAGTGGCGCGTCACTCGGGATGCAAGGCCTTTTCTTAGCGACCGCAAATCACGCCGCTTATCCTGAACGTTAGTTGAGTGGCGCGTTTCGGCGTTGCTAAGCGAAGGGCGTCGGGCTTAGCAAGCGGCGCGGGGCGCGCTAAGGGGCGACGGCTCCGCTTAGCTACCCCCTAAACCCAATGTGTAAACGATGTAAACGTTGCTCTGAAACTCCTTGCCTGTGTGTGTGCGCCTAAGAAGCGGAACATAGAAGCCTTTACATCGTTTACACTTTTACACTCTTAGCAGCCACGATTCCCCGAGCTAAGCGGCCCACCGAAACGGGCTTGACGGAACGAGGACCGCATGCCACGATGTAGCCGGGTGCTCCGGTCCCTTGCTCTAGTCGGCAAGGTCGGCCCCAGTTGACGAAGCGTGGGTCCCCATCTCCCGCGTGACCGACTGGGGCCGACCATCCGGCAAGCAAGACCAGCTCCCACGACTAGCGCAACACCCAACGATCGGACCTTCTATGACCACCCCCACTCCGCTTTATGAAGCGACCTGCCTCTCTCGGGGCTTCGACCCCATGCTCGACCGCGCCAACCGCCTGTGCGGCGAAATGCTTGCTCGAGGCGTTCAGGGAGTCTGGGATTCAGTCGGCGGTTTTGCTCGTAGCCTTTTGAGTGGTCAACCAAGGCGTAGCGACTACGCCCTTGTGGCCCCCCTGGTCAAATGACCCGCGACCCGCTCGACGTCGCCCTCTCCTTGGCTCGCGAGGCCGGCTGGTACGTCTTCCCCGTCAACCCCGACCCGAAGGCCGGGAAGCAGCCCTACGTCCGCTGGAACGACGAGGCGACCACCGACCCCGAGCAGATCGCCACGTGGTGGTCGATCGACTTCCCCGGGGCCTACATCGGCGTCCACACCGGCCGCTCCGGCCTCGTCGTGGTCGACATCGACGAGAAGGGGTGCAACACCAAGACCCATCCCGCCGGATGCTCAGGCTCGGGCTCGCTCCACCTCGAGGCCGCGGACATCGACGAGGCTTACCCCGAGTGGCGCAACACGCTGAACTACCTCACCCCTAGCGGCGGGAGTCACTACCTCTACGCCGCCCCCGAGGGGGTAGAGCTCACCATCGCCACGGACCACCCCGTCGATCACGTCGACATCCGCAGCGGCAACGGCTTTGCGGTCTACTACGGCGACGCGCTCACCTCTGCCCCGAAGCTCGCACCCGCCCCTGACTGGGCCCTGGTGCCCCGCAGGGACGCCGTAGCACCACGCGGCGACTCACTCCCCGTCGACGCGTGGTTCGCCCGTCTCCGAGCCGGCAAGCCTGACGCCGAAGTCAAGGCAGCACGCAAGGCCGTCACCGCCGACGGCATGTCCCACGGCGACATGCTTGATGCGGTCACCCGCCTCGTGCAGCTCGGAGCCGAGGGCCGCCCCGGCGTTGCCGAAGCGCTCGACCGAGCCCGCACCACCTACGTGCAGGACTTCCCCGAGTACGACCGTCACTGGGATGCCGCGCTCGAGGGCTCGGTCGCTCACTATGGCGCCCCGCCCGTCACGTTCGAGATCACCAAGGCCGAGCGCAAACAGCTCAAGTCGAGGGCCGAGGGAAAAGCCGAAGGCCCCGTTGAACCGCAGGGGTCTGCCCGCTACCTCGAGGACTCTCCCGTCGCCGAGGAGATCGCCGACAGGATTCGCGGCCACTGGACCACCGTCGAGGGCACCGGCCTACTCCGCTACGACGGCAAGGTGTGGGTCACCGCACCGGAGACTTCCCTCTTCGAGGCGACGCGCCGGCTGGTCAAGAAGATCGTGGCCGAAGAAGTGCACGGCGCGATCATGCGCGAAGAGAAGCAACGCATCCCCGCGATCACCACTCTTCTGCAGCGCAGCCGCATCGTCTCGATCGCGCGCCTCGCACTTGGCATCGTTGCCGAAGAGGCCGAAGCGCTCGACTCGCACCCGGACCTACTCAACGTGCAGAACGGCGTCGTCGACCTCCGCACCGGCGAGCTGCTCGAGCACGACCCGGCCTATCTCTTCACCAAGATCGCCGGCGCCGAGTACCTGCTCGACGTCGACCCGGTGGAAGAAGAATTGTGGGCCAAAGCGCTCAATGCGTTCTCCACGAAGAAGGTGGCGAAGTGGATGCAGGTCCGCTTCGGCCAAGCCTGCACCGGCTACACGCCCGACGATGCGGTCATGCCGATCATCCGAGGCGGTGGCGAGAACGGCAAGTCGACCATCCTCGACGGCGTGCGATACGCCACGGGCAACTACTCGGTCACTGTGTCCAAGCAGATTCTCATGTCGCAGCCGGGGGCGCACTCCACCGAGCTCACCGACCTCATGGGCGCGCGTATTGCCATCGCGGAAGAACTCGCCGAAGGCCGGAACCTCGACGTTGCCCGATTGAAAGACACCGTGGGTACGGACAAGATCAGGGCCCGTCGCATGCGCCAGGACACGATCGAGTGGCAGGCGACCCACGCCCTGTTCATTTCAACGAACTACCGCCCCGTCATTGCCGAAACGGACCACGGAACATGGCGCCGGCTCGGCCTGGTCGAGTTCCCCTGGCGCTTCGTCAAGCCCTCTTCCGAGCTGCAGGGTAGCTCGGACCGTCACGGTGACCCGCGACTCAAGCCCGCGTTCACCACTCCCTCGGCAGCCGTGTTGCGGTGGCTCGTTCAAGGCGCCATCGAGTGGTACGCCGCCGGCAAGGTCATGCCCGCCATGCCGAAGCGTGTCGAGTCCGACACCGAGGACTGGCGCATGGAGGCTGACCCGATCCTCGCGTACGTTCGCGACCACCTCGAGCTCGCCCCTGGTTACGCCATCCCCATCCGGCAACTCTGCGACGATTTTAATCGGTTCCTCGAGCAAAGGTCGCAACACCCCTGGTCCGACTCGCTCATCTCGGGCCGGTTTTCAGGGCACGTCTCCTTGCCGTCGATCGAGAAGCACGTCGTACGGTTCGGCTTGAAGAACGTGCCGTCGATGCCTACGCGGGCGTTTGGCGTCAAGCCCCCCGTCGTAGCAATGAGCCTGTTGGGCGTGAAGTACCGCGACACCGAAGGCACCATCACCAACCCGGGCGACGCTCTTGTCACCGACATCGCGTCGCGCCCCACCACGTCACCTCGAAAGGCCAAACGATGACCGCCACGACCCCCACCGCACCCGCGCCGATCATCACGTGTGGCGAGTGCGGCATGAAGCTCGGCACGCCCGCCGCGGGCGACCCCGACTTCGGCAAACGCCTCTTCATCGCCCACCGCAGCCTCGGCCAGTGCGAGGCCCTGCGATGAGCATCGTTGGATTCAAAGCGCAGAACCACCCGCAGCAAACGGGCGCGCGTGGCGCCCTCGATGAGGTGGACGACCGCGGCACGCAGCCGGAGTTCGTGCGAGGCCTCGAAGATCGCTTCGGTCAGCCGTTCACTCTCGACGTTGCCGCAGCGCCTCACAACACCAAGGCACCGCGCTACTTCACTCGGGCGGACAACGGTCTTGAGCAGTCGTGGGCCGGTGAGCGCGTCTGGTGCAATCCGCCGTACTCGAACCTATACGACTGGGTGTCGAAGGCGTGGGAAGAGTACGAACAGACGCGCGGGATCGTCATGCTGCTACCGGCGAACCGGCCGGAGCAGAAGTGGTGGCAGGAGCTTGTCGAGCCGAAACGCGACCGCCCAGGCTCGCCCCTTCGCGTCGAGTTCTTGCCCGGCCGTATGCGTTTCGAACGTCGCGACGTGACGATCGGCCCGAAGGGCGACCGCCCGCCGTTCGGGTGCTGCCTGCTGATTTGGGACAAGTCCAACGGAATCAACCGCGACGCTGAGGATGCCTACAAGACGATCAGGGCGCTGGTCAAATGACCCACCTCGAGCCGCTCGAACATGACCTCGTGGCGACGTTCCGCACCGGTCGCGGCACGTTCAAGCTGCTGCACGAGCTGCGCGAAACGGACCCGGCGCTGTGGGCGCGGCAGTTCGCCGCGAAGGTGCCCGAGGGCGCCACGGTGACGAGTGCCCGCGATGGCAAATGGGATCACTTCACCTGGCGCATCATCGTCACGGTCATCAGTCCCGCGTAACGAAGCAACGCCCCGACCTAGCGGCTCTCGCGGCTTTCCCGGTCGGGGCGTTGCGTGTGCCCGGATAGGGCTTCCAATGGCGAGTCGGAAAGGCCAGCCTACTCCACGAGCCCGTCGGCCGCTTGCATGCCGAGCTCGATGTAGGTGCGGGCGACTTCGCTGATCGAGACGCGGTTGGTCGCCGCCTCGGCGTCGATGCGAGCCCGCATGTCGGGGGTGGCGGCGATGACCAGCTGCTTGCTGTACTTTGCGGTGCCGGCCTGGCCGGTGGGGGAAGCCATGTCGGCTCCTTTCGTTCGGAAAAGATTCTCCCATCCTACTTGACGCGCCACTCATTGCAAGCGCATACTGGAACAACTACCCCGCCACACCAACCAAAGGACACATCATGGCCGGCCTCATGGCATCCGTTGACACCACTAAGACCCCCCTCGAGCTCAGCATCGAACTCAGCGCCGAACTCGCCGAGCGACGCAGCCTCCACGTCGAGGTCACCTTGCTCGGCGAGACCGCTGTCGTCGACGCGAAGTTTCCGATCACAGTCACCGACGCCGAGCGCACCTGGACACTCAAGGCCGACGGCGGCAACTACGCCATCTACACGGCCACCGCATGAGCCGCGCAACCGTCACGGTCGCCGGCGAAACGGCCACCGTCGGCTACACCATCGCTCCGCCCGAGTTCGTGCTCCCGAGCATCCCCGAGGTTGTCGCGCAGCCGATCGCGGGCGAACACCTCGGCACCACGCTCAAGCGCATCACCACCGAAGCGCGCGTCTACCTGCCCGCCGGCACTTACGCGCTGATCGACAACGCGGATGTCAACAACTACTCAGCCTACGCGCCGAAGTCGCTGGGCCTTCGTGGCGACCGGGCTGGCGGCACCGTTGTCCGCGTGAAGCGTGACAGCTTCCAGTACAAGGTCGCCCGCAGTGAGCTGCCGAAGCAGGCGGGTGCCGGACTCCTTCGCCTCGGCCCGAACAACGCCACGAGCGGCAAGCAGCGCACGATGTCGGACATCACCTTCATCGGTGCGCCGCAGACCGGTCCCGACGGCAAGCCGATGCACTTCGGCGGCCTGCAGAACTACATGGGCCGGAACGAGGTGTGGCTGCGCGTCAAGACCCGCGGCCTCGCTTACGGCGGTGGTAATTCACCGAACACGGGCGAGGTGTTCGACAACAACATGTACCGCGACATCGACACGTGGCTCGTCGACTGCGACTTCGACGGCCGCGACGAGGCCGGCAACATGGTCAGCGCGTCGCCCGTCGGTTTCAACGGGTCGACCCGGCCCCGGATGATCCGCACGAAGGTGCACCACTCGCTCTACTCGGGGCTCACGTTCTCGATCGCGGGCGACACCTCGAGGCCCAGCACCGACGGCTACACCGAAGACGTGACCGTCGACTGGTGCGCCAACCACCTCGTGAACGGCAGCATGCTTTCTGGCGGTCGCTTCTCGGGCATGAACCACGAGTGGGTTCGTGGCCAGTGGGAGCACGTTCGCCCGACGCTCATCATGGACCAGGCTAACCTCTGGGACACGAACCACATCAGCCACGGCTGCAGCACCCTGCCCGACAACGACATCCCGATGATCGTCCGCGACCCGCGGTGGAACGCTTCGCCCCGCTGGGCGCGCGGCCTGTTCGTCGTCAAGCTCTGGGGCAACCAGAAGACGCAGCCGCTTGTCTACAACGCCGAGGGCAAGCCCATGCGCCCCATGGTCGCCGCCGGTCAGAACCCCGCCACGTTGCCGGAACGCGACGCGTCGGGCAACCTCGTCACACCGCAGACGCATTACGCGATCTCGGCCGACACCGGGTACGTGGCGCCGTGACCGGGAAGCATGCCGTGACGCCGACCCCGTTCCAGGTCGACCACCGCGACGCCCCAGCTGCAGCACGCCCGCCCCGACGTGACGAGCTGGGTGAAGCGTGGGCCGAGCTCACTACGCGGGAACGTAAGCAGCTCGCCAACCGCCACCCCCGCCTTGCTCACGCCATCGTGACCCACCTCGACCAAGGAGACGTTTCGTGACCGACTACTGGACGGCTTTGTCGCTGATCGTCGGCCTCCTCGGTGCGTCGTTCTTCGCGGCGAGTTTTATGCTCGAGATGCGCACAAGGCCCCGCCCGAAGCTCGCCGTGCTGTTCTACCTCATCGGCGCGTTCAGCTTCTTCGCCCTCATCGTCGGCTTCGCGTTCGACGCGATGACGAACGGGTAGCCGATGCCTCGCACCGGCTACCTCGCCGACCAGCCACTCTCCCCGCAAGAGTCGCTAGTCCTCACCCTCCACGCCGACGGGCTGCGCTCCGACGAGATCGCCCGCCGCATCCACACGAGCCAGGCGACTGTCTGGGCCGTGATGGGTCACACCCGAACCAAGCTACGGGCCGCGTCCAACGAGCACGCGGTCGCCATCGCATTCAGAAGGAAGATGATCAAATGACCGAGCACGAGAACTACAGCGACGCCGCCGCCAAGCCCGAGGCGATCAGCGGTCACGCCGCGACGCCGGCACCGCTGCCGTTTAACACATGCATTTGCGATCCAGCCAGCGTAGTCAGCGATGGACCGAACGTGGCTTGCCCCCAGCACGGCATGCCCCCCGGCTGGTACGCGTACGGCGACGGCACGACGCGGTGGTGGACCGGCGTCAGCTGGGTCGCGTCGTCGATCCTGCAGGACAACGGCCCGCGTCCCGCCGCCTCGGAGCCGCAGCCGCGCATGGCGTTCGTCGTGCCGCCGCAGCGCGCACCGATGAACCACACCTTCCACCTCATCATGTCGCTCATCACGCTCGGCCTCTGGTTGCCCGTCTGGGCCCTGATTGCCGTTCTGCGCGCGGTGACGAAGTAGATGACCACGTACGCGGACCTCGACAGGGGCGACCGCATCGAGCTGCGCGGCAACGCGTACGAGGTCGTCAAGGCCAAGCGCAAGGGCAAGGTCGTCAAGCTCACCGTCAAGGGTGACCGCGGCACGTTCTCGAGCGAGGTCAAGGCTAAGGGCGAGGTCGCCCTAGTCGCGCTCGAGGGCCCCGCCGGAGAGCAGCAGCGCTGGGCGACACTGGAAGAGCATGCGGCCGACGAGCCTCGAGCGACCGCGCTGCCGGCTGGCGATCCGTCAGCGACGAAACGTTCCGCGAAGCCGCAGGGCAGCCCGTGGAGCGACAAGCCGACCGAATCGACAGAGGTATTGCTCGATCAGGTGATGGGCGCGCACCTTGTCGGCGAGGCGACGGATGAGAACGTCGGCTACTACGTACCGCCGGTGGACGTGTCGACCGTGGCCGCGCACTTGTTGATCTTCCATGGCGTCTCGGGCGACCAGTACGCCACGGCCGCCGACGCGCTCACCCTCCACGAGCAGCACCACGACGACGCCAAGACGGGCGCCGCAATGCACGTCAACCACTGGCACACGAAGAAGCGACCATGACCGAGCCGTTCTTCGCGTACGCGATGCAGGCCCGTGCCGAAGCTCGTGCCGCGTTCGACGACTACAAGGCGGCGGAGTACGACAAGGCCGCCGAAGCATGTCGCGGGTCGCTACTCAACGAGCGGGGGCGTCGCGCCGGCGTCGACGCGTTCGACCTGTTCGAAGGCAACGGCGCGACGGCCAAGGCTTACGCATCGCCCGAGCTCATCGAGTGGTGGGTGAGTAACGGTCGCCCCGTCTTCGCTCGCTTCGCGGAACAGTGGGCGCACGGCTTGACAAGCGCGTGACGCGCCACTAACGTAAAGCCATGACGAAGCACACCGCAGCTTGGTACCGCCGGCGCAGCATCGCCCGAGGCGCGACGGTCGTCGTTCTTACCATCGGCCTCATGGCGGTCGGCTACGCCGCCACCCTCTCCACGATCTACGCCTTCGACGCGGCGCACGCCGTTGTCGGTGGTCGCTGATACGTTCAACACTCACCCCCGAAGGGACCGCACCATGGGCAAGAAGAAAGAGCAGCGCCGCCTCGCCGAACGCGAGGCCGCCCTCGCCGCCGAGCTCGCCGAACGCGAGGCCAAGGCCGCGAAGAAGGCCGGCAAGAAGAAGAGCAAGAAGCCGAAGCCGATTCTCGAAACGATTGACCGGCACGTCGTCACCGAAGCTGCCGCCGACGTCGAGAACAGCGTGACACCCCAGTCGATCATTGCTTCGGCCGACCGCATCCTCACCGCCAAAGGCTCGAGCAAGGGCGCCATCGCAGCAGCCACCGCGGCGAAGAAGAAGGCCGAGGCCGCGCTGCTGGGCGTCACCGTTCCGAGCGACGACGACACTGACGCGGAGATCAAGGCGCGCGTCAGCGCGAAGCGTCTGCGCCGTGACGCCCCGGCCGCGCTCGAAGCGCTCGACCGCTCCGACGCCGAGGCCGTCGCCGCGTACAACGACACGTACGGCAAGGCGACCGGCAGCTACGCCACGTCGACCGCCGAGCAAGACGCCAGCGATAAGCGCGTCAAGGGCGTCACGCCGCTGCAGACCACGCCGCCGGTCGTCATCGAAAAGGGGCCGACACCTGTCGAGCTTGTCGTCGAGCACGCCACCGAAGCCGTGGCCGAGCTCGAGTCTGCTGTTGACCAGGTGGTCGAAGAGGTCGAGACGGAGAAGGGCCGCGTCTTCGAGGCCGGCACAAGCGACGCTGCAGCCGAGTCCGAGCCTGCCGCGTTCGCGGTGCCGAGTGACGCGAAGCCGGAGGTCGAGCTGAACGGGCTCGGCCAGTACAAGGTGCAGGGCGCCGACGGCAAGCTCAAGGGCTACACCCGCGTCACGACGTACATCAAGCTGAACGGGCTCGGCCAGTACAAGGTGCAGGGCGCCGACGGCAAGCTCAAGGGCTACACCCGCGTCACGACGTACATCAAGCTGATCGAGGACAAGACGAACCTCGAGAAGTGGTCCAAGCGGAAACTGCTCGAGGGTGTCATCCTCGACCAGACTCCCGGCGAGGACGGCGAGATCGTCGATCGCCTCGGGACGATCCGCGACCTCATGCACAACCGCGACGTCGCCATCGCCAAAGCGCGGAAGGCCGACCGCAAGGGCAAGCTCGCCGTCGGGGAACTGGCGACGCTCGTCGCCGCCGCCGAAAAGACGTTCAAGGATGGCGTCAACGGCCTGATTGTCGAGCTCGAGGAGCTGGGCGGCTCGAAGGAGGCGGCGAACAAGGGCACCGAGCTGCACGCTCTCGCCGAGCTCTACGACAAGGAGGGCATCGATGCCGTGGCCGAGCTGCTCACCGAGGGCAAGATCACGCCGGCGGACCTCGCTGACATCGAAGCGTACGGCCGTGCGATCGAGGCGTCGGGCATCAAGCACGTCGAGTACGAGAAGTTCGTCGTCGATGACGAGCGCAAGGTCGCCGGTCGCCTCGACCGCATCAGCCTCGTGAAGTTCCCCGGCATGAAGCGCGCCGTGCGGGTCGTCAGCGACATCAAGACGGGCTCGATCGACTACGGCATCAGCCTGTCGCTGCAGCTTGAGAACTACGCGGGCATGCAGGGCTACGACCCGGAGCGCCCCGACGAGCGCGAAGACCTCAAGCTGTCGCGCACGAAGGGCGTGGTGATTCACCTGCCGCAGGGAACCGGCACGTGCCACATCTACGCGGTCGACCTCGTGACCGGTCGCCTCGGCAACCGCATCACCGCCGAGGGTCGCGCGTTCCGCAACACCGGCAAGCGCGCCATCGACAAGTCGGTCGACCTCGCCGACCCCGCTGCGGTCGCGGCGTTCAACGCGAGGGTCGAGGCGGGCGAATGAGCGACCCCGAAGAGGTCGAAGTTTGTTTCCACTGCCTTGGAGCAGGCTACTTCGACGGCGGCGACATGCGCGATGACGAGCCCTGTCTCGCCTGTGGCCAAACTGGCTTAGCTCAACCCGAGTAGCACCCACAGACTCCCGCCGCTACCTGCGACGGGCAACCGAAAACGCAAACGAGAAACGGAAACGCATCATGGCTAAGGACAAGAGCAAGAAGAACGACAGCGACAAGGCCGAGAAGAAGGCCAAGAAGGGCGGCGACGGCAGCTTTGCTCAGCCGAGCGAGGGTACCGGCGGTGGTGACGGTTGGAAGATCAGCTCCGACGACAACCTCGGCAAGCTGTTCCTCTTCACCCCGAAGAGCATCGGCCAGCACCCGTCGTACAGCGACAAGACCAAGAGCGAAGACCACATCGTCGCCGACATCGTGGAGATCAACGAGAAGAAGCCGGCCGAGTCCGAGCTCCACCTCGACGCGTGGGTCTTCCCTCGCTACCTGCAGGGCTCGCTCCGTGGCTTCGTCGGAGAGCGCAAGGTCCTCGGGCGCCTGGTCAAGATCAAAGACCCGAAGTACGGCACGCAGGCGTGGCAGCTCGAGGACGTGAGCGAGCAGGATGCAGACGCCGCCCGCTCCTACCTCGATAGCGTCGACCCTTTCAAGCAGTAACACCCCTCGCGGGGCGGTCGGTAGTTGACCCGAACCTCTACCGGCCGCCCCGCCCCCTTTTCTTGCTTTACCCCGCTTTTCAAGGATTGGATAAACATCATGGACAAAGACGTGAAGCGCGAAGCGCTCGATCACGCGGTTGCGCTCGGGATCACGGCCGTCAGCGAAGGCAACGAAGTCACTGGCGACCAGCTCGTCGCCATTGCCAAGACCTTTGAGGCGTACCTCACTGGCGGTGACGCGAAGTGACCTACCACTTTGACTTGATGCGCGAAGAACTCGATGGGACCAGGCGCGTCACCAACCTCGCCAAGGCCGACCGGGATGTCGCCCGCATCCATGCCCTGGCGACCGTCGCCCTCGCCGAGTCCGTCGCGCAGCTCATCGCGCAGAATGGGCCGAACGAGTATCACGGCCCTGACGTCACCGTTCCCGCCCCTAAGCCGGAACGCGTTCCCGATCCCGTCGAGCGCGACTGGCGAATGGGCGACGTCGTGAGCATTCCCGGCGAAGCCTTCGCTGAGTACCACGTCGAGAGTGTCGGCATCGACCAGGGCGGCACGTTCCTCGCGGTCATCAACGGCCTCGGCGAAGAAGTCAAGGTGTGGGCGGAGCATGCGACGTTCATCCGTCACGACGCCGCGGAAGCGCTCGACGCGGACTTCGCCGAGGCCGCCAACGCGGAACGCAAGTCCGACGCGTTCGCCGCCGCCAAGGCCAAGACGAAGAAGAACAAGTAACCGATGGGCGCACAACCGTGCCGCGAGTGTGGAGTCAGGCCGAAAGACCTGCCCCGCCAGCGGTGTCGGGTGTGCGCCCTTCGTCATGCGCCGATCGGTGAGCAGGTCGCCGAGTCGCGCCGCCGCCTGGCGATGGTCCCTGAGGCGTTGCGGCTGAAACGTACGAAGGCGATGCAGGTTGCAGCGCCTGCCGGCACCGCATGGTGCGCGGCATGCCAGACGTTCCGTGACGACGCGGACTTTGGCAAGGGGGCGACCACCTGCCGCGCATGCTCTTCGGCCAAGTCCCACGCCGTGTCTGTCGAGAAGACGTACGGCTTGACGGCCGACCAGTACGAGCAGCTGCTTACGCTGCAGGACGGGAGGTGCGCCATCTGCCGCGCGCGCCCGAAGTCGAAGCGCCTCGCCGTCGACCACGATCACAAGACGGGCGCCGTGCTGGGGCTCCTCTGCTCTCGCTGTAACCACGACCTCAAGGGCGCGGCGTGGGACTCGATGGCGATCGCCCAAGCCTTGTGGCACTACATGAACACGCCGCCCACATCGGGCAACTGGGTCACCCCGGAACGCCAGCAGCCGCTCAGCGCCGCTGTGACGGACGAGAAGCCCAAGCCGCCACCGTTTGCCACGGTGGGGCAGAAAGTTCCGCAGGCGGCGGCACAGCCCCAGCCAGAGCGTCAACGCGTCGGCAAGCTTGCTGAGATTCACGCGATGACGCCGGAGGGCCTCGAGCTCATCGGCGGCACACGCGACGAGCGGGGCGCCGTAAGAATCTACGTGCCCCGCTCGGCCGACGCGCCCCCGCCGTTCTAGGCGGTGGCTGTCACCCAAGCATCCGCCGGCGCAGGGCCAGAAGCATATTTGGGGGACGTGCCCACCTGCATGACGGCACCGGTCCGTTTGCCGACGACGTTCACGTAGGCGGTTGCATCTGCCAGCTCGGTGGTTGTGGGCTGGTAGTTGACCAGGGCGGGACGTTCAAGCCCCTGTGCCCACACGGTGTGCCGTTGCATCTGCGACTCCGAGGCCGTACCGCCAGGCATGAAGATGACCGGGCGGATACCGGCCTGCTGGCACCGGAAAATCAGCGTGAGCAGGTTCTGACGCCACCGGGCCATTGACTGGTCAGATGTCAGCCCAGACGGCCACAGCGGTTTCGTGGTGCCGTCGGGGGCGACGTACGTGCCGGATGTCTGGTTTGCATCGTTGGTGAAGAAGTGAATCCAGCACTCGTCGGGCTTTTCGGGCAACACGTAGCTGTCGAACCAGTCGAGCGCCCAATCCGTAGTTGTCCCGCCGAGAGCTTTCGTAACCACGGCAGAGCCAGCCTTGGAGGCGATGGCCTTGCCGAGTGCACCGTCGTAGTAAGCACCCCACGAGTCGCCCAAGACGACGACCTTGCCGCGTCCGACCTTGCCGCTCGAGCCTGCCTCGCGGAGAAGCAAGTTAGACAGGTATAGCGCGTAAGGAGTGTCCGTGCTGTTGTTGTTGGTGACGCTCACGGTCACCTTGTCGAAACCGGAAACGGGAACGTTCACGCGGGTCAGGAACGCATCGTGTTCGCGGTCGTAGAGCGTTACCCCGTCCGCGACAGCCGTGACGCGCAGAGTGTAGCCGGTCCCACTCTCGCCACTTCGAAGCGCGGAAGTGTAGAACTCCAACACTGCCGGCTTGCGCCCCGTGTAGATGGTCGCTTCGGAACCATGCCCGAGCTTGTGAGTTCCGGTCTGCACGCCGGACGAAGCGACGCACGGGTGCAGTTCAAGGAAGTCGACGGTGCTGAGAACGTTGTGCGTTGACTGAATGGTCTGCTCGGTACGGATGATGGGTGCCGCGGAGTTGATTTTGCCGTAGGCGACAAGCGCTGCGTTGGGCTGCCATGCCTGGTTGTAGGTCGGCGGTTGCGCGTCCCATGTGCCCGCGAGGATTCCGCCGCGGCCACTAGTCGCCCCGTTCGCTCGGAGCGCGTGCTGGACGTACGCCTTGGTGGCAGCTTGCGTGAGGTGTTGGCCGAGAACGGCATCGTACTTTGCCGAGAGGGTGCCTGCGAAGTCAGCCGCGAGAGCGCGCCGCAAAGTGATTTGACTCGTTCCGTCGTTGCTCATGACGGTGACGAAGAAGTCGTCGGTGCCGTTGCTTCGGTTCAGGACGGCGGCGAAACGGTTTGTTCCCAGGCCTGCAACTTTGGATGGTTCGCTTGAGGTGAGGACTTTGCTGCCCTTGGTTCCCGTGACGGCAATGGCCAGTTCGGATGCGTAACCGCCGCCAGTGGAGGTGGTTGTCGGCAGCCCGGTGCGGAGGTTGTCGGGCGACTTGACGGCCAACCCGGTGTCTCGCGTTTCGATGAAGATGGGTGCGATGTCGGGCGATGAGCTGCTTGCGCTGCCGCTACCTGAACCGATGGGCAAGTAACGAGTGTCGTTGCGAGTGTCGTTACGGCTGTCCCACGCGGAAAGAACCGACGAAGGTGGGAGGTTTGTAGTGTAGTCGACAGAAAGCACGCGGTCGTTAGCAGCCATGCGTGCATCCTAGCCGATGGGGCGACCTACACCACGAGGAAGGTGTCGACTCGCATGACGACGAGTTCGCTACCTGCGGTGACGCGAGCCCACACGACGTACGTGCCAGGCGCTCGACCTTGCAGCAGCGCCATGGGGCGACCGTCAACGATTGTGACCGGCGCCCAGGCGGAAGGCCGTTCATCGCCGGTCGTGACGGCGTACTCGATGCCGGACGTGACGGCCGCGCCGTCGACGGTGACGATGAGCTCGAGATACTCGGCGCTGTCGCGATCGTAGCTGTTCATCGTAGGTCGCCTTTCCAGCGGTTCGGCACAGTCATCGCATCGTACCGCCTTGGCCGCAGCGCCACCACGTAACGCCGGGGCAAGGCCCACACGGCCACATCGACGTCATGCGCCGCGACGGTCGGCCCACCGACAGTAGTGACCGTGGCGAGCGTGAATGCGACACCGGAGAACGACGGAGCGCCATCGGTGGCGGTGCTGGCGACCAGCGATGTCGAAGCCGTACCGCGAGCGAAGGCCGCGCCCTGCCCGGTCGCCACGGTCGATGCCGACGCCGCTGCAGCCCCACGTAGCGCGGCCACACCTTGTGCTGAGGCGGCAACCGCGGCAGAAGTGGCGGCAACGCCGTACAGCGTCGCGACGCCCATTCCGCTAGCCGTAACGGTGGCCGTAGCGGTTCCGGTGCCCGCCGAGGGGGCGGTGCCGTTCGGCGTCGCCGTGACGGTGGGGCTCGTGGCCGCGCTGCCCGCCGTCGCTAGCGACCCACTAGCCGTAGTCGTGACGGTGGCTGTAACGCTTGAGGTGCCTGAGACCGAAGCAGCGCCGGCGCTCGAAGTGGTCGCCGCAGCGCTTGCAGCAGCGGAACCGGACAAGGCGACAACACCCGACCCGACGGTCGTCACAGTGGCGCTTGCGGCAGCAGAGCCGGAAGTCGCTGCCGATCCAGCGCCGGTGGCCGTGGCGCTCGAGGTGGTTGAACTTGCCCCACTCGTAGCCATCGACCCTGAACCACTGGCCGTAGCGGTAGTGGTAGTGGCGCTGTTGCCCGAGGCCGCAGGCGCCCCCGCTCCCGTAGCGGTTGCGGTGGCCGTGGTGGTTCCGGTGCCGCTGTAGGCCACCGTCGTTGCTGGTGCTCGAAGTTCATTCGCGTTGCCGTCGTCGAGTTGCAGGTAGTCAAGAGCGACGATGGTGCCGGCGGTGGAGTTGGTGTTGATGATTCCGACGTCGACAGCAGCGAGCGCATTGGCCGTGAGGTTGTACGCGCTAGAGGTGGCGCGTCCAATTTCGGCGCCCACGTTGCTGTAGAGAACGACAGTGATCGTTCCAGTAGTCGTCGTGGCCGACTTCGCCCGGATCGTCAATTCGTAAGTCGCCCCGGGTGTGAGCCCAGTCGCCACGGTGAGCGTGTTGCCGAGGCCACTGTCGACCACGCTGACGCTGTTGTCCGGGTTCCAGTTGATCCGAGCCGCGACACCTGAGCCGTGCCGCACCGAAAGCACACCTGTCAGCAGGCTGGGGGTCTGCTTGTGCTGAAAGACCACGCTGACAGACAGCGTGTTGTTCGATGCGTTCGAGGCGAACCGGGCGATCGCCAGGGCGTTCGTCCCAGAGGTGAATCGAGCGCCCAGAAGCCCGGAGCGTACGACGTCTTTGGCGAAGATGGCCGAGCCGCCCGAAGCGGCGTTGACCTGCGTCGCCCCAGAGTTGGCGTTGGTGAGCGCAGCGCCCTCGGGCCCTGTCTCGAAGTCGAGGACTTTGAGCGCCACGAGGGCGACCTAGCTTAGGCGCCGGTGGCGTTGACCGTCAGGGCGTACGTGCCCTGCGACGCGAACGGCTGCGACGTGAGCGAGCCGCCGTCGACGTAGGTGCCGGACGAGTCGTACGCGCCCCAGCCCGCGACGGTCGCGCCGCTCGGAACGTTGAAGGTGGCGGCGAGTGCCCTGGTCGCCCCGGCGCCGGTGACGGCGGGGGTGATGCGAGCGTAGGCGGGCGACCCTCCGGAGAGCTCGGTGCCGGCCGAAGCGCCTCCCGCGGTGGAGAAGAGCGCCAGCTTGGCGACGTTGGCGGCGTAACCGGCGACGACCGCCTCTTTACCTGCTGCTGCTGCGGGCATTCTCACTCCTTGGTTGGACTGGGGCTATCGTACATGACGAAGCCCCGCCGAGGTGCGTCATCGGCGGGGCTTCGCTTGGTGGTGCGGAGACTACACCTCGCGCAGCGGATCGCGCTTGAGGTAGGCGCCGAGCTGGGTCGCCGCGGTGGTGATGGCGACGAACACGAGCGGCGCCCACGCGCCGAGGCTGGCGAGCATGTCGGGCGTCACCGCGCCGAGGACGGCGACGACGATCGCGAGCACGAGGCCGGTCGCAGCGCCGACAATGATCTTGGGGCTGATGGTCGTCTCGGCCTCGAGGGTCTTGCTGGCCGAGTAGCTGTCTTCGTTGCCGATGTCGCTGTTGTCTTCGTGGTGGCTCATGCGCGGGTATCCATTCTGGTCTTGGGGATGGCGTGCGCCGCGGCGGGTGCGCGGCGGGTGGAGAGGTACGTGACGAGGAACACGATCTGTCCGGCGAAGTGGGCCGAGTAGCCGATGAGGCGAACCCAGTCGCGGCCGGCGTAGGCGGTGCCGAGGATGAGGGAGAGGAGCACGACCACCGAGACGAGGACGATGGCGAGCTGGGCGATGACGAACATGCGACCGATCGCCGTCTTCCACCACTTCGCCGTCGTCATGTAGATGACAAGAAACGTCAGTTCGGGGATGAGCGCGAGGCCGAGCACGAGGTCGCCGGCGGCGAGTACGGTCGGAGAGTTCACGTAGTCCATGTTACCGGCCCTCCTGCCAAGCCTGCTTGACTCTTTCGGCCCAGTGATTGGTTTCACGCTCCGCGCGAAGGGCTGCGAGCATGCGGTCGACCTTGGCGATGAGGGGCGCGTCCGCTGCCTGCGACGCCTGCGACCGGGCGAGCTCAACCTCGGAGCGACCAAGGGTGTCGTCGTTAGGCCGCGGCATCGTTGCCACCCCCTGGTTGGGGGAAAGAGCCCAGCATGTGGACCATCGTGGCTCCAAACTCGGCGGTTGCCTCACCGAGCTTGTCGGCGAGAGAGTCAGCGCGTTCACGTTCAACCTTCTTCGCTTCTCGTTCGTTGGCAAGGGCCTGGTCGGATCGGGCGAGCTGTTCGGTGAGCAGCGCCTCGCGCCTGGTCGCGTTCTCTTCCGCTTGAGCCACTCGCTTCTCCGCCTGTGCCAGTGCTTCGGTGTGCCGCGCCTTGGTGACGAGCCGGTCGGTCAGGATCGCCGCCACGAACGGCGCCGATCCTGCGCCCAACGATACCCCCACTTGGGGGGCAGCTTGGAGAAAAGCATTCAGCCAGTCCACTATCGCTTCCCCTGATCCTTTGCCGTAGCTGGCAATGCGGTGTCGGGGGTCATGCCGATCAGTCTAAACGTGGACGCCCTGAACCGTGAGCGTTGCGCCTGATGCAAGGGCTAGGCCGAGGGTTCGGACGCTCACCTTGCACCCCGTCGCCGTCTGCGAACCCGGCACGATGCTGGCGACCGCAGCCAGCGCGGCACCACTCGAGCTCACCGAAGCGCTCACGAGGTAGCTCGCATCGGCAAACGCCGTGTCCCACGTGATGTCGTAGGTGCGCTCAGCATTGAGGCCGAGCGCCGTCATGCCGCTGACGGTCTTCGTCTGGTAGAGCTGCTTCGCGATGCGGGCGAGCGTCGTGGTCCGCGACTGCACGTAGGCGGACCAGAGCCCGTAAATCAGCATGTCGAAGCGGAGGCCCTGAATCTTCGACGCGTCGTCCGGGTCGTAGATCACGAACTCTTTTAGACCGGCCGCGTCGAGGTAATCCGCGATCGGTCCCATGCGGACGGACTTCTTCGGGTCCGTCTTGTAGGTGTAGGCGTAGAGGTCGATGGCGAGGAACTTCGCCATGTCGACCGCGTACGGCCCCAGGACATCTTTCGACGCCAGCGTGGAGGGGGCGTAGCCAAGCGTTCCGTCGCTGTTGAGGTAGGCGACCACGTAGTCGTTGGTGACTTGCGTGTTGCGCGCGCCGCTCGAGCGGATGCCGGTCGGGAAGATGCCTCGACCACCGCCGGTGATGTCGCCTTGAACGGTGAGGGGGCCACCGACGCCGAAGCCACTCCCAGTGACGCCGCCGGTGGTGATGTCGTTCGCGGAATGCGTGTGCGCCGTGTTCGCCTTGCTGGCCAACAGGTCGTTGATCTGCTGCTTGTTGTAGGTGCCGTTCGCGATGTAGTCGTCGAGCTGCGCCTGAATATCCGTCACGAGGTCGGTGAGCTTCTTGACGTTCTGGTTCGCGGCCGAGCCCGAAGGAGCCTCGAGGTCGCCGAGGCGCCGCAGCATGTCGCGAAGTTGCACCTGCAGGCGACCGATGTCGTCGAGCGGTGTGCGGGGGTCGCCGGGTCGGGTCATACAAGCGCCTCCGCGAAGTCGATGGTGTAGGACTTGTCCGACTCGTCACCGCTGATCGCGGCGATGCGGCGCACCGAGTCGCCGGCCGGCAGCACAGGCTCGCGCTTGTCGATGTTGATCGTGGCGAGGTCGCCCAGCCAATACTCGCCGAGCTTCGGTGCGCGGTCGGAGTGGGCGACCACTTTCATGGACCAAAACGAGGACGCGTACTGCCCGAGCTTGACGCCCTGCGAGGCCTTGTCGTTGGCGGTTGACTGCTGCGACAGTCCTGAGTTCCCCGCGTCCACACCGTCGAGCAGCGGGAAACCAGCACTGATGAGGATCGACGAGTACGCCTGTGCGCTGATCACCTTGTCGGAGCCGCTGCCACCGCTGACCCAGAAACGCGACGCGTGGCTTGAACCGTCTTCGTCGATCTCGAGGTCGAACGCGGGCGACTTGGGCGCGCCGTACGACCACGTTGTCGCCAACGCGTCGGTCGAGCCGAGGCGGGGCTTGGCTTCGGTGCCCGTCTGCATCTCCCAGTAGATGCCCGCGCCGTCTTCGGTGAAGCGGGGGCGGAATGCGATGTCGGGCCCGTTGATGACGTCGCTGAGGTTGTCGATCAGTTCGCCGACGCGCTTGAGGTCGATCGCCTTGACGGTGATGTCGCGGCCGGAACGCGACTCGTCAGCGGGAAGGCTCATCGGGATCGCCCCGCCGGGCCATGCTCGAGCGAGCTCGACGTAGCGCTTGGCGACCGTCCCTAGGCTCATGTTCGTCACACGCGTGTCGTAGGCGGTCACGGGGTCACCGTTAGCGTCTACGAGCGACCGGCCCGATGCAGCGACGGGGACGGCTACGCGCTTGTTGAAATAGGACCGCAGCCCGCCAGCGGTGAGTTCGATGTGGCCCGAGTCGGGGTTGTACCGGCGACGCCAAATGGGCCCTGCGGCAACGGGCAGCCCGTCGACCACAGCTAGCAGCCCGTTGCGGGCTAGCGTCGACATCTCCCACACGCGCAGGCGTTTGACGTTCCGATCGTTCGCGGGGATGGTGCAGGTGATCGACTCGTCAGCGTTTGTCGTGAGCTGCCACTTCGCCGAAGTCTTCGGCAGCGGCGTCAGGCGACGCCCCGAGAGCATCTCGAACGCGAACAGGTCAAGGGTCATGAGGCGGCCTAGAACTCGCCGGTGGGGTAGCAAGCGGCGTTCACGTCGATGCTCAGTGAGGCTGTGGCCGAGGTGTCCGCCGTAGCGGTCACGGTTGATGAGGTGTTGGCGGGCACGTCGATCCGAATCGTGCGGGCGATGGTTGCCTGCTCGTTGAGAGAGAAGTAAGGGCGGTAGCGGGCAGCGCGCGAGTTGTAGCCTGGCGTGGCCGTGACGCCGGTCCCGGAGATCGCGAGCGAGATGCCGAAGTTTCCACCGGCAGAACCGTTACCACCGCCGGTGCCGCTGATCGACACGATCGCTCGGTAAGCGAATGGCATGGCGGGCATCGTGAAGCTTCCAAGGTTGACGTCGACTCCCGCGTTGATCGTTCCGACGTAGAAGAAGTCGAAGTTGCGATTGAACGCGGGGGCAAGCAAGATGCGCCATCCCTGCCCGGTGACGCGCTGCCACACCGAGTTGTCGGCGAGTACGGTCGCGAGCTCGCTTTTCGTTGCCTGACCGTCGGCGTTCATTTCCGCAACGGTGCGGAAGTAGAGCATGCCGCCGAGAACGTTCGCAAAGGAGTAGGTCTGCGAGATGACCGAGTTGGCGATGGTAGTGGCCGTCGAAGGGGTGGTGACTCGCGCAATCTCAATGACGCCGGACGGAAGGGCGCGGGCGACTGGCGACGTGCCCGCATCACCGGACGTGACGCCGAAGACGGGAACGGCTCGCGGCACCGTTTCGCCGCTGGGCGTGGTGGTTTGATCGCCCTGTGTCGGGTCAGTGACCTGCACCCAGAGGACGTCAATCCGTGAACCGGTGGCGGGGGCGGCGGGGATCGTCCAAGCGGTTCCCTGCGAGTCGTTCGAGAACAGGACCGAGCCGTAAGACTGCGAGTAGCTCGTGGTGTTCCGCCTGGCGACACCCGTGAAAGCCCTCGAGCCAACGTTCCACCCGCCGTTCGCGTAAGCGACGCCGTTGTTTAGCGCGTTGCCGTCGCCGAACAGCCCCTCGCGGGGGTAGATGGTCGACTGCTGCTTGCGGTAGTCCGAGGCGTTCGCGTATGCCTGGTCGATGGCGAATGGTCGAGTGAGGGGCATGAGCGAATCCTAACCTAGTAGAGCGCGGGCGACGTCGAAGCGTAGAGAGTGGGCGTCCCCGTCGTTGCGCCGCGGGCGATGAACTGAATCGTGCGAACGGATCGCGGTGGCACGTTCCACCACTCGGGGTTCGGCAAGAAGCGACCGGCCGGCGTCACGTCGTTGATGTACGCGGTGCGTGTTTCGCCGTCCAGCACGACCGTCGTTCCCGACGTCACCGGCCCGATGTAGACGATCCGCTCGCCCGTCTCGACGTTGACGATCTCGAAGCCGTCGATCATTTGCCCGTCGCGGATCGTGAACATGGAGATCGTGGCGGTGTTGCCGGTGTTTTCGACCCGGAGTCGCCCGTCGACGGGGCGCGTTCCCCACGTCATGCCGGGGCCGCCGTTCTTCCAGTCGAAGCCCGGGGCGACGCCCGTGGTGTCCTGGTACGTGCCGGAGGTGAGGTAGAGCCCCGAGTTGTACTGGTCGGGTTGCAGCGAGGCAACGTAGAGCCCGCTGCCGCTGGGCGACTCCTGCATGTGACCCGTTTGATAGAGGCCGCTACCCGAGGGGTTCTCCGTGAGCGCGTAGCTGACGGCCGTGGTGTCGCCGCCGGTCCAGCGGGCGCCGGAGCCTGCGACCGCCAGCCCCGTGGAGGTGACCACGGGCTCGAGGTAGCGGCGCGGGTCTTCGGCCTCGGCCTCGAAGACGAAGCTGAAGTGGCAGGCGTCGGTGCTGTGCGGGAACGTGATGCCGGCGACGTAGACCTCGCGGCTCGAGGTGCGCGCCGGGTCGATGACGGTCATCGTGATCGGGTCGCCGTCGTTGTACATGGCGGTCATCGTCTCGCGGGCGTAGATCGCTTCGGCGTCAGTCTGGGCGAAATACTGCCCCTCGATCGTGACGACCAGCGAGCCCGGGTCGGTCGTTCCCGGTCCGAATGCGCCGGGCTGGTTCGGCCGCTTCTGCATCTCGGTGTCGATGGGGGCGAGGTCTTGCCAGGCCTTGAGCTTGTCGAACACGAAGCCCGCCCAGAGCTCGCGCTGCGTGATGATGAGGGTGAGGTCTTCGGTGGAGAGCTCGATCGTTGTACTCATGGTCGGCCTCTCTAGATCAATCCGTCAACGATAGCGCGCGCGGTGCGGTTGCCGTAAAGCGTCGGGTTGTCGGCAGCCGTGACGGGCACGTGCACCGTGTAGTTGTTTGTGACGTTGCCACCGCCCGTGCCGGCGAACGCCAGGGGCGTCGCACCACCTTGCCCGGTCGCCAGCGACCCGCCCACCGATGCGGCGCTGATCATATCCGTAGCCGCGTTGCGGACGACGGTGACGCGGCTACGCATACCGTCGGCGAGAGCGCTACCGATCGACATGCCGGAGTAAAGCGACCAGCCCTTGCCCGAGAAGGGCCCGACCTTCGCGGGAGAGAAGGGCAGAAGGTCGCGCGCGGCCGACATGACGTCGCCGACGGCTCCCGTGACTTTTCCGACTGCGCTCTTGATCCCGTCGACCAGGCCTTGCATGATCGAGGCGCCGGAGTTGTAGAGCATGTCGCCGAAGCCGGAGACGGCCGAGGTGATGGTGCCGGGCAGGCCGGTGAAGAATGACACGACGTTGCTCACGCCGTCGCGAACGCTCGAAACCAGGTTGCTGACGGCTCCGCCGATTGAGCCGGCGACCGAGGAGACGACGCTGCCGATTGCAGACCACGCGCCGGACCACTGAGCCTTTACGAGGTTGATTCCGGCCGTGATGACCGACTTCACGAGGTTGATGGCGCCGGTGACGATGTTGACAATCAGGTTGAAGTTTCCTTGAATGATACTTTGGATACCGGACCACACCATCGACCAGTTGCCCGTAATGATGCCGGTGACAACCTGAATGATGCCTTGGATGATCTGCATCGCGGACTGGATGACCGACACGATGATGCCGAAGATGGTCGTCACGACGGGCATCAAGGCCTGAATTGCAGGGATCAGGATGCCGAGCAAAGCGGTTACGATCGGCACGATGGCGGTCGAGATGAGCGACACCAGGCTCGACACGACGGGCAGCACGGCGGCGATGATCGACGCAAGAGCGGGCACGAGCATCGCGATGATGTTCGACACGAGCGGCATCACGGCAGCGAGCACCTGGGACACGACGCCGGCTAGGCTACCAAAAAGCATGGCCAGAGGCGGCAGCAGCCCGAGGATGACAGGCAGAATCGTCGCGAGCCCGGTCGACAGCGTGGCCGAGAGAGTCGCAATGAACGGCTGCAGCGTCGCCAGGTTCGTCAGCAGCGCTGTGCCGATGGTGGTTGCGACAGAGCCGAGAACGCTGCCAACGGTGCCTGCAATAGGAGCGAGCGCCTGCAGGAGGATGCCGAAGGGCGACACGGCCGTCATAAGGCTCGCGAAGACGGGGAGCAGCTGCGCGCCGATGCTCATGAGCGGCTCGAGGAACGGTGCGAAGCCTGCGCCGAAGCTCGAGGCGACGGTGCCGATAGCGGCACCGATGGGGGCGAGCGCGGGGCCGATGGTCCCGGCGAGCCCGGGAAGGGTCGACCCGAAGAACGTCTCGATGACCGGGGCGGCCTTGTCGACGAAACCGGTCACGGCGGGGAGCAGCGTTCCGGTCAGTACGCCCGCGGCGGTCTGCAGGGCGGGCTGCAGCGCGGAGCCGATCTTGCCCTTGAGGTCTTCGGTCTGCGCGCTGGCGATCTTCATCTGGTTCGCGAAGCCCTCGGACGTGCGACCGAAGTCGCCCATCGCGCGCGAGCCGTCCTGGTTGACGATCGCGAGGACCGCGGTCGCCTTTTCCTGTGCCGTGAGGGCGGAGGCCGTAGTCTTGCCCGTTGCCGCCATCGCCTCGGACTCGACGCGGGCGGCGTTGATGTTGGGGATGACGGCCTGCAGCGAGTCGTACTCGCCGCGGAACGCTGCCGAGATGCGGTCGGCGACGTCGGCCGTTTCGAGGTTCGAGAACGAGCCGAGGTCAGCCGCGGCCTGCACGACCGACTGCGACATCGAAGCCGCGGCGTCGCCGGTGAAGCCAATCTGCGTGAACATGTCACCAAAGCCCGCAGACGCCGCGAGGGCTGCCGACTTCGACAGCCCCATCGACGTGGCAGCGGTCGACGCCCACGACTCCATCCCGGCGGCTTGCTCGCCGAAGATGGCGCGCGACTTCGAGATCGTTTCGTTGAGGTCGGAGCCCGCCATGATCGCGGAACCGAGGAACTGGCCGATGCCGACAGCGGCGACAGCGGCGACCAGCCCACCGGCGAGGCGCTTTCCGAAGCCGCTGCCGGCGCGCTCGCCCGCGCCGCTGCTTTCGATGTCAGACGCCGCTTTGTTCGCGGCCTTCTTCCCGTCGGCCTCGATGTCGACGTACATGTCCAGCAGCTTGACGGCCATTAGACGACCACCTCGAAGAAGCCGCCGAGGCCCGGGTCGGTCGCGAGCTGCGCGCTGGTCGCCTTGACCTCGCGCACGGACTCGCGCCCTGCGTTGTAGTTGTGGCTGGGCGACGAGCTGGGCTCGTTGGCCTCGATCTCGATTCTCATGCGGACGATCCCCTTATACGCCGGGAGGCGCTGTGCGAGCGAAATGAACCGGTCGGCGGGGAGCAGTTCTGGGTCGGGCACCCGATGGAAGACCGAGAAGTCGCTCTCGATGTCCTCGAGGTTCTCGAGTGCCCATGCCCATAGCTGAATCCGCCTTAGCCTTTTCCCTTGGGCGCCTTGCCCTCGGGCATCGTGACCTTCTGGATGCGGGCGACGATCCCGTCGAACGTCTTCGCCTCAAGCCCTTCGACGGCGGCGAGGGCGGCGTACGCCTCGCGGCCGAGCGCTTCGCTGATGAGGTAGTAGGCCGCCGCGTCGTCGCCGCGCTCGCTCACGAGTCGCAGGTACTCGAGGCCGAGCTCGGCGCGCTGTGCGGTGGACATGTCGTAGACGGTGCCGTCGATCTCGAAGATGCCGACGCGCTCTGCCTCGTCGAGCTTCTTCTTGGAGGCAGCCGTGTCGATCTTGACGGGCAAGAAGCGTTCGGCGGGCTTGTCGCTGGTGCGAGCCATGATGTTGATTCCCTTCGGGGGTGATGGAGCGGGGCGGCCAGGTCGACCGCCCCGCAGGGTGTTACGGGGTCTGCTTGTCGATGACGACGAACGGAGCGATCGAGTCGGAGACGAAGTACGCTTCCCACTCAACGGGGAGCAGCTGCATCCCGTCTTTCTTGTGCTCGCTCTCGACGTTGGCGACCTGCACGCCGCGCCGCACGATGACGATGCGCGGCTTGCCCGACGGGCCAAGACCCTTGAGCGCGACGGCCGAGTAGTTCGGTTCGCCGGGGACGCCGTTCGACGGCGTGAACTTGCCGTCGGTGATCGACGAGGTGGTCAGCTCGTTGAGGGAGCGTGCCCAGTTCTCGAGCGTCGCCTCGGCGAGGGTCGTACCGATCTTCGCGTTGCGGCTGGTCAGCGTGGCACCGGCCGCGTCGACGATCTGGTCGACCATCTTCTTGGTGTACTCGAGCTCGACGGTCGACTTCGCGCCGTCGCTGGTGCCGCCGAGGTCCGTCCAGGCCGTCGAGAACGCCGTGTTGGCGGTGGCGGGCTCGGGCGAACCGAACGGAGCGTGGTAGAGGGTCGCGGGGCCCTGCAGGAGGTTGGTGACGGTGACGCCCATGGGTCAGCCCTTCTTCTCGGTGTCGGTCGACTTCTTGGCGGGGCCGGAGACGTACTCCTTGATGAGGCCCCACGCCTCGAGGTCGTGGTACTCCGCGTCGCTTGCGAGCTTGGTTTCCTCGTCCGGCGCGATGGTGGTCTTGACCGTGTGCACGCTGGCAGTCATGGTCGATCCCTTCCGTTCGGTGATGATGTGGCCGGAAATGGCCTCGTCGACGCTCATCCTTGAATCCAATCCACGAAGGCGTCGAACGTGTAGCGCGCGTAGCCGGCGGGGTCGCCGTCGACTCGGCGGGGCTCGGTTTCGGCGTAGACCGCTTGCACCCTCACGGGCCGGTACGCGGCTCCGAGGTCGAGGTCTTGACCGAACGGCTGGTCTTCGCCCATCCCGGCGCGGCAGAGCGCTGCGAGCTGCGACGCTGCGCCCCACTGCGGCTTCGACGAGGTAGACACGGCCCAGAGGTCGTAGGTGACGAAGCCGTTGCGCTTGGCGTTGATGTCGCGGTCGGCCGTGCGCGACACGAGTGAGCGAATCTGCACGAAGCCGGGCGACTGCGCCGGGAGGTTCGTGGCGACTTGCGACGGGTCAATGCCCGCGAGGCGCTTCGTCCAGGCGACGGCGACCTTTTCGTCGTCTGCGAGGTAGAGGTCAACCATCAGAGAGCCCCCGCCTGCAGCGCCGCTGGGCGAAGCCACGGCTGCGCCGCCATGCGCGACGTGCCCTGCTCGACGTAGATGCCGTACTCGACGTCGGTTCCGACGCGACCAACGACCTTGCCGGACTCGAGGCCGACGTCGCCTTCGATGTGGTCCTGCAGGTTGTGCGTGTCGACGGGCACGATACGCTGAGCGTTCCGCACCACGCGGGCGACGATAATTTCCATCTTCTCGGACAGGGCGGACTCGAGGCCGGGTACGGCGCCACCGCTGATGACGATGCGTACAGCCATGATGCGCCCTCCCTTGACGGGTTGAGGTGGTGAAACCGTTACCCCTTGACGGGGTTGTTGCCGGTCCGTAGGTCCAATACTAGATCAGCGAAGCCCGCGATCGTGCGAGTTCCGCCGGTGACTTCGTTGACGTACCAGGTTCGCCCGGTGCGCTTCGAGATGAGCCGGTCGCCTTCGCGGAAGTCAAGGCCGGGTCGCGCGAGTCCGTCGGCGTAGCGTACGGTGCGGTCCTCGCTCGAGTCCTGCCCGAAGATGCGGCGACTCTTCTCGATGATCGACACCGAAATGCCTTGCATGCCCGGCACCGGCGTCGGGTTGTCCACCTCGTCGCCGAGGCCGTTGACGGTGGTGCCGCGCTGCACGTCGACGCGTTCGGTCGCGAGGAACGTCACAGCGGCCTCCACGGAAGCGAGTCGTCGTACTCTTCGCTGGTCACATCGACGCGGCTGCGCGTTCCCGTGCTGCGGTTGTCAATCGCGAGCGGGCGAACACCCCGCCACGACAAGCGCTTGATGCACTTCCGCGCAGCTGGCGCGAGCAGCAGCCAGTCGGCGTTTCCGCCGGTGGCGGACTGTCCCGACTGCGACGCGCTCGATACGGCGTTCCGTTCGAGGTAGTCGGGCTGCGCGTCGATCCACGCGGCCTGGTAGCAGACGGCGAGTTTCAGCCAGTACCGGTCACGGTCGCTGACATCCGGCCGCGGCACCTCTTCGATGAGCCCGACGAGCGCCTCGATGCTGGCGACGGCCTGCCGGCGCGTGGTCGGGTCGACGTTCACGCGCGTGAGCTCGGAAACGTCGGTGATGGTCGCCCACTGGTCCGCTTCTGCGACTGCCATGCGCGTGCCTTTCGTAAGAGAGGGGCGGCGACCCCCCGAAGAATCGCCGCCCCAGTGTGGAACGAGTGGTGCTACTTGGCCTTGGTCGCGTGAGCGGTTTCGCCGCTCTCGATGACCTTGACCGGCTCACCCTCGTAGTCTTCCGCGGGAACAGCCGCGACGGCGTAGGTGACGTCCCAGACGTTGCCCTTGCCCTTCGGGTGTTCCTTGATCGAAACGAGTCGCACGTCACCCGTGGGGCGGAGGCCCTGCGAGATCATGTACTGACGCGTCGCGGCCTTGTTCGCCTCGTGCGCGTAGCCGTTCTTCTCGCTCGGCTCGGCACCGGGCGAGTAGACGACGAACACCTTCACGTGCTCGCTGGACGACGCCTTGTCCACGTCGGCCGACTTCTGCGCGACGATCTCGTTCGGCGTCAGCTCTGCGGCCGTCATGGTCAGGCGCTCTTCGTGAGCTCGAAGATGGCGTGCGCCTCGGGGACGGTGTAACCGACCGCGATGCGGGCGCGCACCTTCAGGATGTCCTCGTCGGTGAGGGCCGAGAGGCCGTCACGTCCGGGGATCACGACGGACTCGAGCGACTTGCGGCGACCCACGACGGCGAGCGGCTTCTGCACGAGAGCGAACAGCGGGTTGCCCGCGACGCCCTTCGCGCCACCGGTGCCGGTGACCTTCGTCTGCGGGGCAGCCGACGTCTTCGCGCCCGTGGTGTAGCGGATGGGCACGTTGAGGATGCGGTCGACGGTGCCGCTGGCGGTGAGGTCGCTGTAGAACAGCGGGCGACCCGTGGTGTCCTTCGCGTCGCGCAGCACGCGACGGAACGACGGGTGGGCGATGGCAACGAGGGTGCCGTCGTCGAAGTAGTCGCCGGCCTCGAGGGTGGCGAGCATCTGCGAGAAGATGTCGACGTTGAACGCGGTGCCGCCGAGGTAGTTCTGGTTGGCGGCGTAGCCGGTCGACGCGTCCGCCGTGGTGAGCGTGCGGTACAGCGACGTGAACGGAACGGTGACACCCGACTGCGCAGCGGTCACACCGAGGCCGGCATTGTCGACCTTCTTCGCGAACGAGGAGCCGGCCGAAGCCTTCTTCTCGCCCACGTAGTCGGCGAGCTTGTCGTCCTCGACGTCCTCCTCGGCGATGCGCAGCGCGCCACCGATTTTGGCGGCGCTGATCTTCACCGTGTCGGCGGAGGACTGGTCCTCGGGGTAGGCGGCGCCCTTGGCGATGAATTCGACGTCCATGTCCTCGATGCGCGGGATCTCGACGGTGTTGGCCGTCATGTTGATCGGGCGGAACTCGGAGTCGACGACGGAGGTCGCGCGGAACGCCTTCGCGAGGTTGGAGTCGCGCTGCTCGACGAGCCAGCCGGTCCCGTCCAGGTTGTTGCGAGCCATGTGAAAGGCCCCTCTCTTGCCACGACGGGCAACGATGCTGTGCCGCTCACGCGATGCGTGAACCGTACTCGTTGCGAGTGTGGGCCGGAGGGGCCTTGCGAGCGACTATACAGGATGTTGGTCGCCGTGTGTTGCTTCTACCGCCGAACGGAACGCCCGAGCAGCGCAGCGGCCTGCAGCTCGTCGGTGGAGGGCTTGCCCTTGCCACGGCGACCGGCGGTGCCGTCGCGGTCGTCGTCGCCGGCGATCGAGGCGCGGCGCTTGCGCTCGGCGGGGAACAGCTCGGGCCAGTCCTTCTTGAGAGCGTCGATCGCGTCGTCGAGGCCGTCGATCTCGCCCTCGTCGTCGACGTCGATGCTCTTGAGGTCGAGCAGCCCCACGGCGCGGGCAACGCGCTCCTTGGCGACACCAGCCGAAGCGAGGGCGCCTCGAGCCTCGGCCTTGACGATGCGGGCGTCGGCTTCGGCGCGAGCCTCGGCCTTCGCGGCGGCGCGCACCGAGTCGAGGTCAGGCTTGTCGTCGTCCTCGTCGCTGTCCTTCTTTGCGGGCTTCGGCTTCTTCGCGTCGGCGAGCTCGGCGCGAAGAGCCTTGATGCGGTCCCGCTTGGACTTCGACGACCCCGACGCCTTCGACAGCGACTCGCGCGTCTTCCGCAGCTCGTCGCGCAGCTCGTCGTCGGACAGGTCGGCGAGGTCATCCGGCTCGTCGTCGTCCTCGTCGTCCGGGTCGTCGTCCTCGTCACCCTTGCCGCCGCCGAGGTCGTCGTCCTTCGGGGCGAACGACACGAAGCCGGGGCGAGCCCAGAAGGGGCGGTCGATCTTGTGAATGTTGTCGAGCGTGGGCATGCTGTGTCCTTACGTTTTCGGGGGTCGGGTGCTACTTGGCGCGCTGGTTGGAGTTGATGAACTCCCAGCCGGCGGCGTCGACGTGAAGGTCGCCGAGGCGCTCGACCTTGCCGAGCATGGCGGCACCGTTCAGGCGAGCGGCGAGGAAGCCGCGGTCGGCACGGCCGACGCTGGTCACCTCGAACCCGGCCCACGACGTGAAGACGCCGGTCGATGCGTAGATGGGAGAGCTTTCGCTGCCGGCCTTGTCGAGGTAGACGGCCTGTATGGTTGCCACGTCTTCGTCTTCTTCCTTCTCGGGGAACGGGGTTGCGCCGGATGACGCGGGGATCGTCTCGGTTGCGGTGTTGGGCTTGAACTCGAAGTGCCAGGCCTCGGGCTTGCCGAAGCTGTTGCCGACGGGGTGCCATCCCCACCGGGGCGCGTTGCGGTCCATCCAGTATTTCGTGGCGGAACCATAGGTGTTGACGTCAGAGCCGAAGTCGACGGCGACCGCCCAGCCGTGGTTCGAGGTACGGGGACGCGCAGCCATGGGCCCATCGCCGTTGATGTACTTCTGCCACACAGCCGTCTGCCGGTTGAGACCGCGGTACGCCTCGGACACGTTGAGCGAGCGCTCGAAGCGCTTGTAGAACTCGGCCTGCAACACGTTGAGCGCAGCCCATGCGTCCTCGCGAAGGAGGTCGCTGCCCACGTTCGAATTGACGTCGCTGTAGAGCGGGCGGAAGTTCGACACGCGCCGAAGCAGCGAGGGGGGTATCTTGCCGTTCTCGTAGCTAGCCACGGGGCAACCTTTCGGGGGTCAGTTCGCCACATCGTAGCATTTCACACCCGACCACGTGTGGGGAACTTGCCCGACCTCACCGCGCGTTCCGCAAACGCGATGACGCTCTTCGGGGCGACTACCCCGCCGTCAACCAGTCGCTTCGCCGCGTCGACGCGAACGC